TGTCTATCAGACTTACCGAAAATCAATACCGCCGGTCTATGCATTGCATATCCGACTCTCTAAGACCCTCCCTCTCAATGAGCAAAGGGGGGCAGACTGGCACGACCTGTCCGGTTGAAGAACCTGGACCATCGGCCGCCGCATCATCGTTCTGCGACGACCATGAAGGGGCTAACCCCCCCACGATCACGGAACGAACAAATGCATTAGTTCATGGCCTGAACCTGGTAATAGAGCATCACGACAAAGAGCAACATGATGAACCAGGCTTCTGGCAACGGGCGCGATCCCTCGGGAATCGGCACGTCCGCGAAGCTTTAAGCGAGCAGCTCCACGAGTATCTAGATACTTCTGATACAGAGAAGGTATGGATTAAGCGTACTAAGTACGTTCTCACATATCCCCTCGCAAAATATCTTCGAAATGAACTTCCTCCTCCCCCTGATGTCCTCTTTGAGCCCAGGGGCCACCTTCGAAGGTGGATGAGACGACGTCTCTACAAATTCTCTATTGTAAATACGCATCTCTGGTATAGTTGGTTGCAGGCCAAACGGGCCACTCTCCCTTCTTCTGAGGAGATTGTAGAAGCAACGTACAACGACCATTATGCGGCTCTTTCAGCCGAGGATCAAGGCGATGACAATGTCATTCGCGAAATCTTTGAAGACACAACCTTTCAGGAAGTGCTTGAAACCGTTCGTAAGAAGCTTATGCTTGACTTACGCGGTGTATACTTGGACATCAAACCTGATTCATTAGAATACAAGATTGTTGATGGTAAAGCCATGTATCCTCCAGGCGCTTCGGCCATGGGCAAGAACATATTCGTTAATAAGTTCGCTTCTCTCAACGCTGCCTTTGAAAGCAGTCGTCGTGAGGGAGGCCAGCTCGGCTGGTTGAAATTCCTCTGTGGGCTAAATGAACGCCCCCTCGGTACTGAGTTGAAACATATGGCATACTGCCCCCGCCCTGTGAAGCGCGGGGATCCCTTCGGGGAGATCGTGGAGATCCGGATGCCAAATGGGGAAGAATGTTGGAGACGACTTACGTCTCAAGCGTCGTTATGGGATTCCAAACGAGCAACGTCGTGTACGATTCAAGCTGTTCTCGAACCTATGAAAGTTCGGATTATAAGTAAAGGGGAAGCATTACCCTACTACACGATGAAGCCTCTTCAAGAGGCCATGCATTCGGCTATGCGCCAGATGCCTTGCTTCCGTCTTATCGGCAGACCTTTCTGTCCGACTGACGTGATGGACCTGAAAGAGCGGTCCCTTCCGACAGATGAGTGGTTTTCAATAGATTACTCAGCTGCAACTGACGGGTTGTCATGGAAATACTCAGGCAAAATTCTTCGATTTCTTATCGGATGCCTTCCAGAGAGTATGCGAGACGCTGCTTTGGCAGTACTCGGTCCTC